TACCCACGTCTTATCTCAAGGATTATCAGAACAAGAACTACTTCCTTTCTTATACGCCAGTCAAGTTAACTTCTTTGCCTCTGAAATAGAAGGTGGAGAAGAAGAACCACCGACTGATCTAAGCTTTGCACAAGGTGGTGGTAAACAACGTAAGTTCAGGAAAGTTGAATCCAGTAACGTTGATTGTGTTCTCCACGAAGGAGATACTTTAACAATAAGATACAAGGATGGTTCTGTATATAACTATCTACACTGTCCTGAAAAGAAGTTCGAGAGACTAGCTAAAGCTAGATCACCAGGCAATTTCGTACACACCAAGATTAAAGATAAACACGAATATCGGAGATTTTTTTAATGGCACCAGTCCATTCTACTCTACCTACTACCCATGCTGACGTAAAGTCTCATGTTCTTCCTAAAGAAGCTCATGGCCAACAGAACAGCAAGGGCCAAGTCGCAACATCAACAATGTAATAAGGAAGAACTATGATTAAGTATAAAGATAAACAGGTTATGACGGTAAAGGACGTCGACGCTAATACCGTTATCGTCCAACACCTTGATGGTAAGGAAGAAATCGTTCAGCGAGCGGACCTCGTTGATGATGGTGTTTCCCTTATGCTCAAAGGTCCAGGTGATCGTCTTCCCCCAGTGGTCAGGACTATCCCAGGCAAGGAAATCAATATTCACATTCCAGACAAGGATGTAGAGATTACCTATACCAAGGAACAGCTCGAAGCAGCAAAGAAGTCTCAAGAAGCAGCCGATAAGGAAGCAGAGAAGACTATGACTCCAGAGCAGAAGAAGGTTCGTGACGATCAGCGTAAAGCTCAAGTAGAAGCTGACAAGGCACGCGATGCAATGAATAAGGCAGCCGCAGACAAGGGTGCCAGAGATGCTAAGGAAGCATCTAAGCCAAAGACCAGCTGGCTCTAAATAATGGACCAACCCTGCGATATGCCCCGAAGCCCGAGAGGGTGGACTCTTGATACTCTGGCCACACATCTAACTCAAAAGATTGATGATGTAGAGATCAGGACTCAGGAGCGTTTCTCATTGGCTAAACAAGCGATTGATGCTGCTCTAATGGCATCTGAAAAGGCTATCTCTGCGGCTATGGCCGCTGCAGAGAAAGCTGTTACTAAGGCAGAGACAGCTGCCGAAAAACGCTTTGACTCAGTCAATGAGTTCAGAGCCGCTATGAAAGATCAGACCGCTAACTTCGCCGATAGAGATCAAGTAGACTTTCGTCTATCCTCTATCGAGAAGAAGATGGATAACTTTACCGGTCAAATAGCTGGGGTAGGGAGTGTCTGGCAAATAGTAATTGGGGTTGTCGGCATAGCCTTCGGACTAGTAGGTGTAGCTGCCTTTATAATGAAATATAACTAATGCCTAAACAAAAGAAGCAGACCCCGCTTCAAATAGCTAGAGAAGATAGGCGACTCATAGCTGAATCAAGCCTAGAAGAATTTATAAAGCTGGTACACCATAGACGTGTACTAGGTAATATTCATAGGAGAGTAATTAAATGGTGGACTAGGCAAGATGCTAAGTCCCATCAACTACTCCTCCTACCGCGCGACCACATGAAGAGCGCGCTTATCGCATATAGAGTCGCTTGGGAGTTGACTAAGAATCCGACACTACGAATACTATTTATCTCTAGTACGTCGAATCTTGCTACCAAGCAGCTCAAGTTCATTAAAGATATTCTGACTTCTGATAACTACCGGCTATACTGGCCGGAGATGGTTGAAAAAGAAGAAGCCAAACGAGAGAAGTGGACGGAGAGAGAAGTCTCGGTTGACCACCCTCTTAGGAAGGAATGGTCCATCCGTGACCCTTCGATCTTTACTGCTGGCCTTACCTCTAATATTGTGGGTATGCATTGCGATATTGCTATTCTTGATGACGTGGTTGTTTCCGCAAATGCTTATACCGAAGACGGACGTGAGAAAGTAAAAGACCAATACTCACTGCTATCTTCTATTGAAACTGTGAATGCAAAGGAATGGGTTGTTGGTACACGCTACCACCCCAAAGACTTGTATTCAGATTTAATCGCAATGGAGATTGAAGAATACGATGAACTTGGAAATGTTAAAAATGCTACACCACTGTTCGAACTCATTGAAGAGCAGGTGGAATCCGCTGGTGATGGGACTGGACAATACTTATGGCCTAGACAGCAGGGACAAGATGGTAAATGGTTTGGGTTTGACACTGCCATCCTGGCTCAAAAACGAGCGCAGTACCTTAACAAAGTTCACTTTAGGGCCCAGTACTATAACAATCCGCACGACAACGACGCTTCCCAAATCCAACGAGAAAACTTCCAATACTACGACCAAAACTACCTCTCCAAACGAGACGGACGCTGGTACTTCAAAGGATCAAGACTCAACGTCGTCGCAGCCGTTGACTTCGCTTACTCGACCAATAAGAAGGCAGACTTCACGTCCATTGTCACCGTCGGAGCCGACGCATCTAACAACTACTACATCCTTGAGATCGACCGGTTCAAGACCACGAAGATCTCGGACTACTTCCAGCGAATCTTAAAGTTGCACGAGAAATGGGGTTTTCGGAAAATACGAGCAGAGGTCTCCTCCGCACAGAAAGCTATAGTCGACGACTTAAAGGACAGTTACATCAGGCCTCTGGGCTTAGCGTTGGTAGTCGACGAATTCAGGCCAAGCATACGAGAGGGCAGTAAGGCAGAACGTATCTTATCGATACTACAAGCCAGATACGCCAACGGTCAGATGTGGCATTACCAAGGCGGTAACACCCAAGTCTTGGAAGAAGAGTTGATGTATGAACATCCTCTTCATGATGACGTCAAAGATGCCCTAGCCTCAGCAATAGATTTCGCCATCCCACCCTCAACTTATTTTAATAAAAAAGTAGATCAAGCTAATGCATTTAATTTCCATTCTAGATGGGGCGGCGTAGCCTAATGCCCAGTAAAGTTCTAGAACTTAAAGATGTCTTACAACCTGACGCTCTCGCTACCCGCCTAACTGAAAAATGGCAGGAGTGGGATTCTATGCGTCAGTTAAAGAAGAACGATTGGAAGGAGATCAGACAGTATGTCTACGCCACAGACACTACACAAACTTCTAACTCCCTGCTCCCATGGAAAAACAAAACGACCGTCCCAAAGCTCTGTCAAATCAGGGACAACCTATATGCCAATTATACGGCCACCCTCTTCCCACAACGGAAGTGGCTAGTCTGGGAAGCTAATGAAAAAGACGCGAACTCAGTTCGTAAAAGAGATGCTATTGTCAACTACATGTCTTGGGCCATCGCTCAACCGTCTTTTAAGGAAGAGATAGACAAGATCATACTAGATTACATCGACTATGGCAACTGCATCGCAACCGTAGAATGGTTGGATGAGAGAGTTGAAAGAAAGAATGGCACTACACAGATGGGATATGTAGGACCTTGTGTTCGCCGTATTAGTCCTCTGGATTGTGTCATGAACCCCACCACAGAGAACTTCAGATCTTCCCCTAAGTTCGTTCGTTCTATTATAAACCGTGGTGAATTAAAAGAATTGCTGGAACGTCTTTCTAACGACGACAATCGAGAAGAGTACGAAGCTCTATATCGCTATCTCTCTGAACTAAGGTCTAATGCACATGCCTTTGAAGGCGATTGGATCGACAGAGATAATGCTTATCAAATAGATGGTTTCACTTCTTTCCGTGCTTATCTTCAATCTGAACTTGTTGAAGTTTTAACTTTCTATGGTGATGTCTACGATTATACGAACGACACCCTACTTAAGAACCACGTAATTACAATTGTCGATAGACATAAGCTTATTGGTAAGAAACCTAACCCCTCTTTCTTCGGTTATCCTCCAATCTTCCACGCACCGTGGCGGAGGAAGCAAGACAATCTGTGGGGCATGGGACCTCTCGATAATCTAGTTGGTATGCAATACCGCATAGACCACATCGAGAATATGAAAGCAGATATCTTCGATCTAACTACTTATCCAGTACAGAAGATTAAAGGTTTCGTAGAAGCTTACACTTGGCAGCCTGGTGAACAGATATTCGTATCTGAAGAAGGTGATGTCGAACTAGTACAGCCAGATGTCAACATCATGATGGCTGATACCCAAATACAAACTTACTACAATCTAATGGAAGAG